TTTGCTGTCGGTGTGTGTAAACAGTCCTGATGCCTTGCCCAGTAACTCCAATGCTTTTAATTGACTGCCCTCTTGCTTGGCTTGTTTACTCAGTTCCAATAGTTGTTTGAGTACATATCGTTTCGTCCCCGCCACGTCATCGACTAGGTTTTCGGTGATGGTCTCCCATGCATCCCTGAGCACTTCCTGTACCTTAGGGTGTTTAAACAGTTTGTTGGCATTGGTGCTGATGACGTGGTCACTGCTTGTGTCATTTGGGTATGCGTCACGGTATGCCTGTCGCAGTGTCTTCCCTTGGATGATGCCTACAGCGAATGCTTGTTGCTGTGCTGTTATTGGTCGCATCCTGTCACTTGTTATCACTTCACCGTCTACTCTACGTTTAGGTGCGTCTGCCATATGCGCCAACCGTTCCGCTTCGCTTAAGACAGGGTTTTCATTGTTATCAATTTGATCAGGCTCGTTGGCTTCTTCCAGTGCCCGCATGTAGTCATCTTTTGTCATCTTGTCCATAGCACAAACCCTCCCTGTGGAATAACCCATGTAAATAAACACATGCTGTTTAAACGTACAGCACTGTTCGTATGTACATGGTAGCACGTTATCAACATGGGTGTGGATAACTTCCTGTTATTAACAGCCTGATTGTGGATAGTGTGGATAACTTATTAATACTTAATCCCTACACATTGTCAGGAAGCCCCCTAATTTTCCTTGCCTATACCTACCCCGCCTAAACCCCTTTCAGCCCCTTCTAGCCCCTTTAAATCGGTCAGCCCATTACAACCACTGTACGTACATCCAGCCTGTATATATCCACATGCATCCACAGTTGGCATGCCTATATATAAGTGCACTAGTGCTCACTAACTGATCGCTCATTCTAATAACCCTACGGTTTACTCAGGTAACTATTGTCATGGTTTGACAGACAGTATTACAATCCAACTTGACAACATCGTCAGGCAAAAAAAGGAATCGACAGCATGGAAATTACAGTCACCAAAATAGGCAACATAGAACACGGTATCGATGGCAATGATCAGTATCTTTTACTAACCCGTAGAGATGATGACCTCACCCTTGAGCAAGCACGTGATTGGCTGTTACCTCAGGTTTACCGTGAGACCTATCAGGAAGCGGGAGGTTACTTCTGCAAACGTGTGACGGTCATGCAGAAGACCGATAGCCAAGTGGTTGCTATCGTTCACCATGAGTATGACGTCTGAAGTTAATACCGTGAAGCCCACGCTGTGGGTTTTGCAGTAGTAATTTTGCTACTGATTTGGAGATCATCATATGACCTTACCTACCGTCCACGCCACACGTGAAGAGTGGCTCACCGTTGCATACAACGAACTGCGCCCCGCATTTGAAATTGCAGGGTCAATACTGCCCGACAAAGTCCGCCTTACTTGTGGCTTTCCCCTACATGCCAAGCGCAACAACGCTATTGGTGAATGTTGGATCGACACTGCCAGTGCCGACAAGCATTACGAAATCCTTATCTCCCCTGTCATCGCTGACCCTCGCAAAGTATTTGAAGTGTTGGTACATGAGTTGTGCCACACCGCCAAGGGGGGATTCAATCACGGCATCAACTTCCAAAAGATCGCATCAGCCATGCTCCTAGAGCCTGTCAACCCCACACGTAAGAATGCATGGGGCTACACGCAAGGGGCTAACGGGTTTGATCAAGCCTACGGGGCAATCATCGACTCACTGGGTGCATACCCCCACGCTGAGTTGGCATTCTCTAACGGTAAGAAAAAACAAGGCACACGCATGCTAAAGGCTGAGTGCCCATCCTGTGGCTACACCGTGCGCCTGTCTTCTAAGTGGGCGTCCTATGGTTTGCCCTCTTGCCCTGTCGATCAAGACGTCTTGACCCTAGTTTAATTGGAGTAATACAAATGAATGCATCTACACGCAACACCATCCGCACCGAAATCTCCCGCATCCCTATGCCCATCCGCAAGGGGGCATTGAGCGCACTTGGAATCAACGCACACACCATCATGTCTCCTATACAGGAGATCGACACGCTGACTGACTGGGTGATCGCCAGTTACCACGCTAACCCTGATCAGGGCATTCAATTAATTAAGGGTGCTACCCCTTACAGCCCCACTGCCCCAACTACCACTGTGGACAACGCACTGTCCGCCACGGTGCAAGCCACGTCCGCTGTCGCATCACGTGCGGAAAGCACAGCCTTGGACGCAATGCAAAAAGCCAATGACGTGCATCAGGACGCACTGGGCAAAATCGGTTCGGTCAACGATGCGGTGATCGCCATCAACAAGACCGTGGGCAAATTGCTTTCCCGCCTTGACAAGGCAGAGCACAGCATCGGGGCTGTCAACCTTGACGATGACGCCATTGCACGTGCGGTGAACACCGTTGTGGCTGATGCATTCGCACCGTTTAAACAGGCTGTCGATGCTGTCGGGGCACAGGCTGTAGTCGCTGACCTTGCATCGGTGTATAGCACTGAGACCAAGTCAGCATCGGACGTGTTCGGTGTTGACGTGCGTGATCCTAAGGGCAACCCTGTCATGGTGCGCATGTGGAATGACCCCTCTGCCCCCGCCATCGATCCGTTTTTTGTGTGGACTGAGAAGGTCTTGCGCCACTTCCTGTTGGCTGACATCAACGGTGACAACGTGTGGCTTGGCGGTGAGAAGGGCACAGGCAAGAGCGAGTCAGTCCGTCAGTTCTGCGCCCGCACAGGACGTGCGTTTAAACGCATCAACTTCCACAAGTACACCACGTGTGAAGACTATGCGGGTGCTACTGGTCTTGTCAACGGTGAGACCGTGTTCGTCAAAGGTGACTTCCTGATGGGCTTTACGCACCCCTCTACTGTGCTCCTGTTGGATGAAGTGACTAACGCTGATGCGGGTGAGTTGGCTACCCTTAACGGTTTTCTAGAGCCAAATTCTGCAGTCTCCTACGGTGGCAGTGTGCACACACGCGCCAATGGTGTACTGGTGTTCGGTGCTGACAACACGTTCGGTAACGGTGACGAGTCAGGACGCTATACAGGCACACGCAATATGAATTCATCATTGATGGATCGCTTTGCGCAAGTGGTGCGCATGGAATACCTACCCCTTACCGCTGAGGTTGACGCTGTCATGCGCCACACTGGGTGCACCAAGGAACTAGCAACCCATGTGCTCAAGTCAATACGTGTGGCACGTGCCAAGGTACAGACTGCCGACATAGTGGACGCACCATCGATCCGCAGTGTGATCGCCTTTATCAAATCGCTAAAGGTTTTGTCAGTGCGTGATGCATGGGACACCGCAGTGGCTAACCGTCAGCCTAGCGAGTCGGCTACCGCATTGGATGCCATCTTCACAGCGACTATCGATCAAACCCTAATCTCCAACAACATCTAAGGAGCACACAATGAAAGCACGTTTAAACGGTTATGAATTCCGCATCGCAATTGACGGTGCATGCCACAAGTTATGTTCTGAGTTGGCACTGCCACAAGTGACGGTGTCATGGACTGAGGTCACTACAGCACGCATCAATGCACGTGGTGACATTGAGTTGGCTAACGTGGCAGATGACGCCATCATTGATCGCAAGACCTTTGACAAGTACGTTGCATTTATCTTGCATGAGTTGTTGCACCGTAAGTACACCGACTTCAACGCACGTGGTGACAACCAGTACATCGATCAATTGCACAACGCTATTGAGGACGCATGGATTGAGAACACATGTATTGCACAGGGTCTAGTCGGTAATGCTGAGGGTCTCTTGTCTAGCGTGATCGATGGCATGAGCACTGATGCACTGGTTGGTTGGGATGACAAGTGGCATCACCCCGCACGCTACCCCTTCCTGTTGGCTGTCTATGCACGCAAGCACGCAACCGTGAAGTTACCCTTGGCTGAGGGATTGCAACCAATATTTGACGTTGCATGCGCACGTCTTACCACTGTCCAAAATTCATTCGACACATTGGCTATCGCAGTGTGGGTATTTGATCAACTGCAAAACATCGACAACAAAAACCCACAACCCAAGGGTGACAGCGACAAGCCATCGGATGGCAACCCTGACGGTCAGGGCAAAGGTCAGGGACAGGGGCAAGGCAATGGTGCTCAGACCGACGAGAAGGGGTCTACAAGCGACGATCAGGCACAGGGTGAGGGTGAGGGTACTACTGACCGTCCTAAGCCCACAGGCAAGGCATGTTCACCAGTGAAAAAAGACGGTGACATTTGCAAGGCACGCCCAGTAGAGCCAATGTCTAAAGCCCCTGAGGGAACACAAGCACAGGGCACGTACTCTAAAGCCAACGGTATCACCAAGCGTGGGCATGCATGCCGTAATCCACAGTTCAAGGCTGACGTGAACGTGGGTGCTAAGTTACGTTATGAGGTGCGTAAACTCTTTGAGAATACAGGCACAAGCGAGTACCAACCTAAGCGCAAGGCGGGTGCGTTGAACGTCAATGCTTTGCATTCCGTGCCACAGGGTAATGACCGTGTGTTTAAACGTAGGTTAGATGTTGAAGGTATCGACTCTGCAGTGGTGATTGTGTTGGATGTATCACAGTCAATGTTCATCAGCGACTTGCCTAACTCACCCATGCAGTGCGCCATCAACGCATGCGCATCCCTGTTGGATGCACTCAGCAAAGCGGGTGTCGATACAGCACTGCTGACATTTGGTGATGAAGTGGGCGTGGCTAAGAAGTTCAGCGACAACGCAAAGAAGACCATCGATGCATTACGTCACACTGGTTCGGGCGGATGCACCAACGATTACTTTGCAGTGCGCTATGCCCATGAGTTATTGCACGGTCACTCAGCACAGCGTAAGGTTTGCTTTGTGTTGACTGATGGTGAAGGCAATGTCGATGAGACCAAGGCACAAGTTAACTCAGGCGAAAACCTTGGCATCACAACCATAGGCTTGGGCATACAGCAAAACGTATCCAACGTATACAAGCACAACGTGACCGTGCGTGATGTTCACAGCATCGGGTCAGTGGCATTCAGCAAAATCAAATTAGTGGCATAAGGAGAATCACATGTTCAAGATTAAAGAATACAGGGCACGCCCCTATGACCTCAACGGTGCATGGGAGGTGTACCAGTACAACGCTGAGGAAAACGATTGGGACTTGGTAGAGGAATATAAATTCATCGATGATGAAGACTGCGCCAATCAATATCTTTGCGCCTGTTTCGGCATGCGTGTGCTGGAGTCTACCCATGTTTAAACACATAGCAGGGGGACACTGGTTTGTCCCATCGACTGTCGGGTCAAAGGGCAATACGGTTTGGACGCAAGACCCTACAGGCGGGAGCATGATAGTTGCTGACTGCAGTAGCCGAGCGATGCCAGTAGGTACACAACGTGCCAACGCAAAGTTAATTTCTTTTGCGCCTGATATGTTGCTAGTGCTTGAAGATATCGCCAAGCGTGGTTATGACGATCACGCACGTAAGAGTATGAAGTTTTTAATGCAAAGGATGAGCCATGAGTAAATTTATGAAAACGTATATTGGTTTTTGGGTTATCTATTTTGTCTATGCGTGTGCCGTGTTGGCGATCGTATTTGATTTGTATGTGTGGCGGTTGTATGGATGATGACGAAAAAAAGATGTTGCGGTTGTTTGAACAATTAGCAACGCATATTGCCGATGCGGAGTTGGGTAGTGACCAAGTCGGTGCTGTCCTGATTAAGTTGGCGGTTCTGCATGCTGTGAACCGTCTTGACCGTCAGGAGTTCTTAGACCATGTCGGGTATGCGTGGAATTACGAGAAGTTTTTTCACCCTGAATCCGATGAAATGCATTAACGTTTAAACATAGGAGTAGATATGAACAATTTAGATTCTGTCAGTGGCACTGAAATGCAACGTCTAATTGTTAACACAATGAAGGAGTTGATGTGGGTTGCATCAGGCACAGTGATTATTACGAGAGAGCAAAAAGAAGAGTTGGCGAGTAAAGCCGATCAGTTGATAGAAAAATTTCAACGTGACTTTGTAGTTAATTAAAGGAGTAGATATGAAAACAGTAGTGATGAACACTGATCGCTTGGATGATGACTCAGTGGTGGTTAACTTTGATATGCATGATGACGGTGGCGATGTCATTAAGCAGAACGGCTATGTATATGTCCAACAAAAAGAAGACATGTTCATTGTCATTGTCTATAACGCTGAGGGTGACGTTATGAGCGAAACCCACTTGCCATTTAATTTTAAGGAGTGCTAATCATGTTAGGTAATAAAGCAACACTGACGGTCGCAGAACTTATTGAGGTTCTAAAAGAGATGCCACAAGATTTCAAGGTGTACTCATGGGAGGGAGATAAGCGCATACCCATTAGTGACGTTGTAAATGTGGGTGACGTAGTTGATTTGTATTGGGTGACTACGGAGTGGAGGAGTGGTGATAGCGATGAAGATAACGTTTAAACAGGAGTATTGAAATGGAACTAAAAGAAGAGGAAATAGTAGACGCTATCGATTTGTGCAAACAATTCGCTGATGACAAGGAGAAACTCAGCGAGTTGTTGGATCACGCATTGTCATTAGCAAAAGAGTTATTGCAAGAACGCATTGAATGGGAAAACGGTGGTTGCCCATGACATACGTTTTAGAGCGATTATTAAAGTTTAAGACCGTGCCTAATCGTTGGGACTTGTTGTCCATACATGACACCAAAGATGAGGCAGAGGAGCGAGCAGTCATGTTTAAACGCATGATTGATGGTGGGCGTGCGAAGGGTGGTGGCGAGGTAATCGACTACCGTGTTAAAGAATTTACAGGAGTAACAAAATGAAATATTACATTGGCGAAATACATGAGCGCAATGGTGATTTGGAATACGACACAAAGTATTTATTTGCCACTGCGGGTAACCCTAGTGAGTACGCAGAGAGGGTGGCTATGGAGTGGCGTGGTGGTGACGAGGATGATTGGGATGAAGACCAAGAGGGCTATTGGTCTGACTCCTCATTGATATTTGATTCGGGTAGCACAGAGATACCTAAAGAAGACTTTGAGGTGTTAAGTAAATATTTATCAGTTCTTTAAGGAGCACAGAATGACATTTGCAATTATTAAAACCTCTGCGGGTTACATGGTAATGAACTCAGAGACAGGCGATTACGTCAATGATGAGGACGGAAACAACACGTTTGATGACTTAAAAGAAGCACAGAATTTGTATGGTTGGATAAGAATTGTTTGGGCAATACGTGTGAAGGAGGATGCAAAATGATCAGTGATTTAAACAACAAACCGTGGAGTGAGGTGGAAAAAATGTTGGATGCGCTTGCAAAAAAACATGACCTCTTGCTGAGTACAAATTTAATTGACTTTGCTGATGACTTGTGGAAGATTGCAAGCAACAATTCTGAGTTGATTTCAGCGTTGCAAGGAGTGATTAAATTGGCACAAGAGAACGCACCCGACACATACATCCACAATTTTGGTGTTGAGGATGATGACTTCACAGAGCGTTTAAACGGTGCGCTGGCTGTGCTGTCGAAGTGGAGTGCGAAATGACAAATCTTACTGACCGTGAACGAGAGGCACTGGTTAATTACCTATTTGATTCAGAGACCGCTTATCTTGTGATGTTGGTTCTTGAGCACATGCCTGAGGACGAGCAAAAGAGGATCGGTGTTAGTCTGACTGAGGATGAATGTGAATCCGATTAAGACCATCACCAACAGAGACCCCATGTTTTTAAAGACCGCTTACAAATACGACAGCCTAGTCAATCTACAAAATGACGAGCGGTTTATCAGCGTGGGTGAGAAGTACATTTCCTACAACGGCAGTTGGAATGTTTACAAGATGACCAAGGGTCGGTTACCCCGACTTTGTGGTCGCTTTGATTCATTGCACCGAGCCGTGTACCGTGCCAGATTGAGTGTTTAAGCCAGATTGAGTGTTTAAACATAATAGGCCGCACCAACAGCATCCAGCAGCGGCCAGAAGTACCGTTTAAACGCACAGCAGGTATAAGTTGGAGGTCTAGCGTGGGTGATGTGACTGACTTCTAACCCCCTTGGTTTTGACTACGTTTACCAAGGGGACTTTTGAAAAGCATGACGGGGGGCATGCTAGGAATCACCCAACCCCCCCCCACCCCCTGTTTAAACGCACAGCAGGTACATAAAAAAGGGGACATCCAGTCCCCATTTTCTCTCCTTAAGTTTTCTAACTAGAACTGATCTAGGTTCTCTGAGTACGTGCCTGACGTCTTGTTGTAGAGAAGGGTCGTTTCCCCTTGCGTCCCAATCCACCGATGCCTACATTTCCACACAGCGATTTCAACGCACTGCTCCTGTCTATGCACAGTGATACCGCAGTCAGTCTTCGCCCACCATGCCATCGATCCGCTGATTGACATGCCGTCAGGTCGGGGCTGTTCAACCCCCGCACGGTTAATCTTAGATGGGTGAGCGATGAACCAACAATGCACGTCGTTGGCTTTGACGAACTTTTGAACCTTGGTCAACATGTTGCTGATGGCTTCGGTCTCAGTGGAGTTACTCTTGTCTAACTCTATGTAGTTGTAGGGATCAATCACCATGCCCCGCACACCCATACGTTTAACTGCAATGCGTGCACGGTCTAGGATTGAATCCAAGGTTGAAGGTTCTTCCCCGTTGGTATCGATAAACAGGAAGTGATCCTGTACCCATTTAAACGCATCCTGTTTTTCCCAATCCGACATCCGATCCTTGCCATCAAAAAACCGCTTCTTGGTGTAAATCTCCATGAGGCGTGAGATATGAATCTCAGGTTGATTCTCAAAGGAGCACACAGCGAACTTCCAATCCGACTGCTTGGCTAGGTTGACCATGACCTGATCGATGAAGTTAGATTTGCCTGATGACGGATAACCTGTGACGACTGTCAATTGGCTAGGTGCTACCGTGTAAACGCTATCTACCGAGGTATAACCTGTTGAGAAACCCTTTCCAGTACCCTTGTTGAAGAGGTCGTTTAAACGGTCAAAGTACATGCCCGCATCAGACAAGCCCGCCACGGGGTACGGTGTTGCCTTGTCTATGATCTCCCTGACACTATGCCGAGTGGGGTCATCAAGTAGAACCTCATTTAAATCCTTCTTGTCAAACTTGGCAATACGGCACTTGTCTTTACCGATACGACGGGCTAACTCTTCGGCTAGTGCTTGACCCGCTGAGTCTTGGTCGGTGGCTAATACGATGTAGGGTGCTGACTCAATGATCTCTCTTGCGTTCCATACATAGGCAAACTTCTTGTCTTCGCTTGGCAATACTTTACCGTCTGCCACTTTGATGGGAGCACCACTAGGCACGGAGACCACGTTCTCTATTCCACATTCCATAACTGTGAGTGCGTCTATTTCACCTTCAACAATGATGATGGGCTTGCCCTTCTCAACTAGGTCGATGCCAAAGAAATCATGTGCCCCGCCTGAGTCTTGGGTGAAGTCTTTCTCAGGGAACGAGCGGTACTTAACTGCTACGAGTGCGCCATTCCTGTAGTAGGGGAAACCGATGGCTTCAGATGTCTTGCCGAGTTTGCTAAAAAACTTATCGGCAGCGAACAATTTCATTTTGTCTGCGGTCTGCTGGGATATACCTCGTTTAAACAACCACGCGTAGTGATGTTCCTGCAATTTATTATTTGTGATTGCTACGTTGGGTACAGCGGACAATTTATTCTCCCTAGGTTGTGCGTTTTGAGGTTTTAAAAGCCCGCTTGTGAGGCAATGGTGGCAGTGGTACATGATTGCCCCGTTTGGTTTACGGGTCAGGGTCATGTCTTTTGAGTTGGACTTCTTCCTATCGTCCGAGCATTCGGGACAGGCGATGCGTGCGTGTTCGTTGAAATCTACATGGTCTAGGTTCATATCCGCTCCATGATTAGCGGGGTCGTTTCTCCAACGTACGCACCTTCAACGTTAAACGATATGAATTCAAGTGCCTCTTCTTCATTCATGCCTTCGTCCATGTAAACCTTGATGAGTTCATCTTTGTCATAGACCACGGAGCACGGCATGCCACAGCGAGTGGCAACACCGATGATGCACTTGTCAAACTTCTCAGGGTCAATGAACAGCAGTTCATCACCGTACATGTCTGCTATGTCTTGTCGGGTCATTTCATGCTCCCGTCAGACTTGCGTTTAAATGATCGGTTCTTGGAGGCCGGCTCAACACGCACTCCGGTCTTGTTGCTTCCGCCTTTGGACAAGGCCTTGACGTGCGCTACATCCTTGCCGGCAACGTTTACACCTTTCTTCACTAGGTCGGCACGTGCCTTGTTTCGTTCAGCCCGATTCTTCAGTTGCTCAGGCTTTCCTTGGTAGTTGTCATATTCTTTACGGTAATCACGGGGCATGATAGTTCCTTACATCTTAGAAAAAATTACCCACTCAAGCGGGCATTCATACGTGAGTTGGTTGGACTCAACGTACCTTGAATCCTTAACATCTTTGACCGTCCAGTGCTTGGATGTCGTAGCCATTATCAAGGCAACATGGGTCATTGCCTTATTAAGATAAACGTATGCATAGGGTTTAGGAGAGGCGTTGTCATAGGAATGCTTGGCGCATACCAACATGCCGTCCTTGTATGGGAAGTCATCCCTAGATGTGAAGTCAAGGTTACGCACCTTTACCTCAATGCGTTGTTGGATGAATAGGTCACCCCCGTCAACATGGTTTAGCCTGTCCTCATAAGACTTAGCCACCGTGGTGGGCGGGATGGTTACCGTATTACCCCGACTGCTTAACCAGTTAGCCACCGTCCAAACGCCCGCATGGCTTGCGTCTAGATGCTCAACGAACCGCTTAAAGTTCTCTTGGTTGCTCACGGTCAGACCTCGCTAATACTTGTCTTAAGTGACCACATGGTTATGGCTTGTAACGGTGTGTCACCGTAGCCTTTTATCTTGCTCTGCCTGTAGGCAACAAAATAACTCTTAGTCCACTTGGGTGGGAGCATCTCTTTGATGACCCCGCCGGACTCTAGGAAGTGCGATATGTACACACTCTCCATACTCAGGTCATTGATGATCATGGACACCGGCTTGGGCAGTATCTTGAAATCATCTGTGTTAAACGAACTCTGCGGTTCTTCATTGTTAATGTCGGGGAACGCCCCGTCATCCATGCTGTCACTGTAATCTTCCATTTGTCACTCCTTAGTTAAAACATTGAGGCGGTGTATTCCGCCATCTCTTTCTTTCTTTGTTCTTTTTCTATCTTCTTCTTCAGAGTCTTACACCCACCGCAGATGTGTTTGCCGAGGGTAAATTCACTTGGGGTTAACCTTTTGGGAACCTCGCAGTAAGCATTTTGACCGTCCTTGAGTATGTGGACAATGATGATTTCCCTGATACCGTTTATCTTCTTGCCTGACCTGTAATAACCGTACATGCGTCACTCCTTCGTCATTGCCCCTTGGCGGGGCTATTCACATTGTTTCACCCAAAGACCCCCCTACCCCACAGCGTGAAGTAAGAAGGAGAAGGTGTTTCACCCCTGTTAAACAGGATCATCATGCTACGGTTTTTAACCGTATGCCCCCGACTTGATGATTAGACCAGTCGCACGGATTGTTCGGGAACTGCCCCCTAGTCATAGACGTACCGTGTACCCTTTTCTTCCGCGCCCTCAGGATGAAGTCTTACTAACGTGCGGAGTACGGTTGTGTGGGGACAATAAAAAAAGCCGCTTACTACTGCATCCGGTAGTGGACTCCCTTTAACAGGAGCAGATGCATGAGTAAACGGCTTTCCATTTGCTGTCCACTACGACAACGGTTTTGATTATAGACACATTATTTCAAGTTGTGTCAAGCGGTATCAAAATATTTTTTATAAGTCAAGTTATGAACGACTTATTGTTATCTTCCTGCTATGCGTTTAAACGGGTGATACCTGTGATACCCGTGCCAAGTACTTATTGCCGCTTTTACCTCCGGGGTGTGAATTTATGCGTTTAAACGGGGGTAAGGGTCACCCGGTGAGCCGCTGCTGGTTATATTTGTGCGTTTAAACGGGTCTTTTAGGACATGTAGGACATGAAGGACTTGATTTCGGGAGTTTTCTGGTAATCGTCGTCACATCACCGCATCACCACAATTCCCGCATAAACCCGCCCATCCTGTCCAAATGATTTACACTACACCCGCTGGCAACAGCTTTTTGTATTTGTCTACTCCTTCTTACCCCGCTTCTTGCGGGGTTTTTTTTCCTCTGTTGGTAACTGGTCAACAATGATTTCTGCCCTAGGATTAGCTGGGTCAAGACCCCAGTAGGTGTGACGTTCCTTTACCTGACGGTCGTTCTCATAGATCAGCCCTTGCATAAGATCAAGGATCAGGCTCTCGTCTAAGTCAGGTCTCCTTGTTGCGTAATAGATACGCATGGTTACCCTGAGGTCACCGTCCATTAACCGTCCCAACTGTGGGCACTGGGCACGGAACTCCTCTGAATAGTTAAGTGCCTTCTGTGATTTGATCAGGCGGGACATGTTGCCAAACCTCACCACACGTCTAGAGTTTGCCTTGCTAGCCGGCTCACCTAAAATAAATAAAGATATTGATGGTAAACTATTGACAATAGTGCTATCATTCATTTTATAATTCACTTTCACACAAAGGAGTTGCGATGATCATAACAAATAAACATGGAGTACCAGAGCCACTGGTCACTCTGGCGAGCAAGGAGTACTACAGCAAGGGGGCATCCCAGTACAGCGTTACAGAAATAATGTCCCCTCCAAAGATCAAACGGTTGCGAGAACAGTACAACGATAAGATCAAACAAGATGTATCAGATATGTTGTGGAATCTATTGGGTTCAGCACTGCACGTGGTCATGGAGCGGGGTGTTACTGATGGGTGGACGATGGAAGAGCGTCTATATAAAGAGGTGGATGGGGTCACCGTCAGTGGTGCGATTGACATCCAACAAGAGACTCCTGAGGGGGTGGTAATCATTGACTACAAGTTCACCTCAGCGTGGGCAGTCATGCAAGAGAAGGAAGAGTGGCAACAGCAACTCAACGTATATAAGTGGTTGGTGGAGACAGTGAAGAGGAAGAAGGTGGTTGGCTTAAAGATATGCGCACTGGTGCGTGACTTCAACCGCCATGAGACAAAAGAAGGCTACCCAAAAGCCTCAATAGAAATGGTGGACATCCCAATGTGGGACTCAGTTACGACTGAGGCCTATGTGCGGGAGCGTTTAAACCTACACAGAGATGCGAAGGTGTCGGCAGATTTCGGGGATGAACTCCCTGCCTGTTCAGACACAGACAGATGGCAATCAGAGACCATCTACGCTGTAAAGCGCGAAGGACGCAAGACTGCGATCCGACTATTTAAAACAATTGAAGAAGCCAATGAACTGGCTGAGAAGGAGAAGGGCTATGTCGAAACAAGGCTCGGTGAACCCAAGCGGTGCACCGGAAACTACTGCGGAGTCGCAGAGTGGTGTGAACAATACCAAGGAGAAATCAATGTCACCAATTGATTTGCTAAAGATTAACGTCAATGATCATACGGAGTCCAAGAACGGGCTAACGTATTTGTCTTGGGCGTGGGCATGGGCAGAGGCACTAAAGGCTGACCCCAAGGTTAACTTTAAGGTGGAGATGTTTGATGGCTCTCCCTTAATGCCAGTAGGTGGGACATTCATGGTGTGGGTAACCGTCACCATGTTTGATAAGCCCGTCACCTGTATGTTGCCGGTGTTGGACTACAGGAATAAGCCGGTGGCTACACCGAACTCGTTTGATGTAAACACATCCATCATGCGTTGCTTAGTCAAGGCAATCGCCATGCATGGACTTGGCTTGTATATCTATGGCGGTCAAGACTTGCCGTCTGAAACTGGCGTAGAGCCTGAGCCTGTGAAGGTAATTGAGACACCTACCGCAACCGCCAAGGTTGAGGTCAACGAAGCGAACATGAAACTGTTTGCGGACTCAATGATTCAGTTTGTGGACATCTGTGAGGATGAAAACGCACTGAAGTCATACTGGAAAGCCAACCATACCCAACTTGAGGGGTTAAAGGCATTTGATAAGACCCTCTATACGACTGTGCTTGCACGGTTTACAGAGGCTAAGGCTAATTTTAAGAAGGAAGACTAATGGATCAGTTTAAACCCCGCCCCGACTCAGGTAGTCTCAACGCAACCCAAAGCAAGCGCAAGGAGACTTCTCCCGATTATTTCGGAGAGATCGCACTCAACCTCAGCGACATGACTAACATCCGAGTTGAGGACGGACTGCACATCGTTAAGTTGAGCGGTTGGAAGAAGGTTGCTAAGAGCGGTAAGACCTACCTCTCACTAGGTGTCAAACGCAAGGAGTTTGAGGATCAAGGCGCTACCCCCACCCCCGTGGCACAGCCCGCACCAAAGGCTGAGATTTCCGATGACGATATCCCATTTTAAGGAGTAGACATGAGTAAGAAACCAAGCAAAAAAGACGCAATTCTTGAGTACGTGAAGAACAACCCAACAGCGAAAGCGCCTGAGGTGGCTAAAGCCTGTGGCGCTCATCAAACCTACACATATATAACGATGCGTAATGCTGGGGTCAAGAAGCCGAAGAAGGCCAAGCCAGCAAAAACGCCAGCAGCGAAGCCAGACTTTGAGTTTAAACGTCCAGTATCTGACGTTATAGATGGGCTGATTATGCAACTCAACGCACTGGAAGAAGAGAACGACAGTTTGAGAGATGACATAGTCCGCATGAGCGGGGTCATTGAGTATCTTGAAACAAAGTTACAACATGCCACTTCAATTTGAGGCACGTAAGGTAGCACTGAAACAGGATAGGACGGGTTACGTCCTTACCCTGTCCCTCCACCCCGACGAAATCCCTGAGGAGTTACTTAGGGACTTTGTCGGTGCGCGTTACGGTTGTGCACTCGTCCGCATACAAGACGATGAATCACCTACGCCCTACAGCAACAGAGTGTCCCAAGCGGGCATGCTGTGCCGGTTACCTAGGTTTCAAGATTTCCTTGAGACCAACTCAGAGGAAGAAGTTGCGTCAGTTCTGTGTAAGCGTTTGGGGGTAACGTCCCGAACAGAGTTGCACGGGAACCACATGGCGCAGATGGCCTTTGATGATCTAGTAAAAGAATATAAGAACTGGAGCACCGATGATGACCCCTTTTAAGGTGAAGCCGTTTATGACCTATCTTGAGGAGAAGGACATAGACCGGCTGAAGAAGTTTGCAAAGAAGAAGAAGATAACCATGTCTCAGGTCATACGTGAGGGATTGAGTGCGCGGATGGCTGAGGGTGATCCATACATGGCGGGGTTCAATGCGGGTGTGGATGAGAGCATCCGGTTGATTAAGGAGAACAAGGCATCACAAATGAGGTTCCCGTCAGGGAGTTCCTTTGCTGAGTTGATGGAACTTGACCTTATGAAAGCCAAGATACTGGAGGTTCAAAATGTCTGAAGCACTAACCATGAGGTCGGGGGACAGAAACCAGTGCCCCACATGTCATAAGTACTTCAACAGTACAAGTGCGTTTGACAGGCATCGCACTGGGAAGGTGGGAACTAAAGAACGACGTTGCATGACGACCGAAGAAATGGAGGCCAAGAAGATGTGTTTAAACGCAGCAGGGTTTTGGATTCGCAACAAGGCTGCACCTTTTGTAAGGAAACAAGCATGACACCAGAAGACGAAGAGTTCAACCGCATAGAGATGGAATCCCGCATCAAACAGGAGTACATCCGAAACATGAAGCCCCATGTGCCTTTTATGTCTATCTCAATGGATGACTACCTAAGACTGTCTGACGAGCTGGCAATTGCCCGTGTGCTGATACGCGAGCTGGGTGACCGACTGGCTAAGTTGGAGGGCAAGCAATGAGACAAGCATTAGAACTGGCGCTTGAGGCGTTGCAAGTGGCGACAACACCGCTGGCAAAAGACAGACAAGAAGTTTTACGAGCCATCACCGCCATCAAAGAAGCCTTGGCACAGCCAGAGCAGGAGCCTGTGGCTTGGGCAGATCATGGTGTAGTTAACTGGATTGCAGATAAGCAATTTAAACACGCAGCGTTGCTTTATGAAGCACCACAGCGCACATGGGTTGGGCTGACGGATGAGGAGATTGCAGATTGCGCTGAAAAAATGGAAGCATCAGACCCGACCGATAGTTTTTGGCGTGAATTTTTCAGAGGCATTGAAGCCAAACTCAAGGAGAAGAACGCATGAAGCCGACAGCATGGTTAAAAGAACTGCCGCCCGAGGAAGGTAATGGAATGATGATGACAATCATTGAAGAGGTTGCCAAAGAGTGGGAAGAACCAGTCATACCACTGTACTCAAAAGGTGCGTGGGTTGGGCTGACGGATGAGGAGGTTGAAGGCTACTGGGACTGGGAAGATTTTCAGTGTGGGGCTGGGCGCTCCACCATATTGGAAATGGTCAGGGACATTGAAGCCAAACTCAAGGAGAAGAACAATGGCTGACTGCCCTACCTGTGAATACAACAAACAACGCGCACAGATATGGCGTGATGAAGTCTACAGACTAACGGGGCATCCATTGCCAAGAAAGGAAAAGAGCATGACACATGAAGAACAGATTGCCAAGTTAACAGAGATGTTAGAGATACAACAAAAGTTGCAAGAGACTGCGATAGATATGCTCAAGCCCGCGATAGAAATAGCAGTACAGAAAGAGCGTGAGGCGTGTGCGAAGCTGGCAGAAATGGCAGAGCCGTATCAAACTGCTGATTTAATCAGGAAAAGGGGACAAGCATGAGCCAAACTAGAGAGGAATACATAGAAGGCGCAAAGAACAATTCTTTGTACTGGGCAGAGCGGTCTTATGAAGCTAACGGTGAATGTAACCTCATGTACACCATGCTCTTGCAGTGGGCTATGGGTGATGAATTGTTTGGAGAAAAGTGGGACAACTGGAAAAGGAAACAAGCATGACTAGACACATAGGTATATCAGTCCCACACCGCAGAGTAGAAGATGACGATGACATCCAAGAGTACAAGAAGCCTTGGGTTGGACTGCACCCAACAACAATCCTAGATATTTATACAGAGACTTTGAAAACACACCGTGGCGGGTCTATGCCTGACGGACAAATTGCATTTGCCAAAGCGATTGAACAAGCATTGAAGGAGCGCAACACATGAAAACCAAGCAAGAAATCAAAGACGAAATTCTTGAACTGTATGGGGCATCTAGAGCATTGAGCGAAGCAATGGATGTGCTCCATGCGCAACGTATGGAGAAAAGCAAACAGATGATGGCTTTGAGTCACATGCTTAAAGAAATGGATGATGACGCCAAGGAGAACACATGACTAAACGAGAAACCATAGTGACTTTTATCAAAGATATGCTGCGACCAAGAACAATGAAAGAACTCATTGACATTGAGATGCGGGATGCGTATCTATCTAAGATGCAAGCGGAGAAGTCGCTTGAGTATGCAACGAGCGTGGTTGAGTACAACCGCCAACGCATTCGTAGATTGGAAGAGAAACTTAAAGAACTAGGAGTTAAAGATGCTTGAATCTATTATTTGGACTGTTTTCCTATTGCTCCTCGGTGGCTTTATTGCCGTCGCAATCATTGTGGCAATCCTAATGATGAGCAGTGACCAATGAAACTAAATGAAATGACCACCTTACTACGCAGTGTTGGGTGTGATGAGAACACCGTCACTGCCATGATTAATGCTTACGAGATGGGGTTTGAGCATGGGTCTAAGGCCTATGTGTTTTTAACAGATGCCGTAGAGCAGGCCGCAGATGTGTGTAAACGCATAGACGATGGCGGCGACCCAGTCACTGGCGACTTCTGGAAAGCAATGAAAAAACTAAAGGAGATGGAATAATGGTTGACTTCACAAGCACACAAGATGGCGTGGATGAGCAAACAAAACGGTGCGCTAGGTTGCTGGCGTCTGTGATTGCACAGTCCCTAAAAGACATTGCCATTAGCCCAACATCCCAAGAGAAGCACTACGGTAAGAACTTCAATGCCCATGCGTATGAGAGTTTAAAGTTCTTCTACGACGACACAAGCCCGTTTAAACGCTATGCTTATTTGGTGGGGATTGATCCGGGGTCGTTCATCTTTCATCTGGAGAACCGTGCGTTTGCTGAAACGGCTCCTGAGAACACTAAGATTCCATTCCTTGCAGAACGTGATCTACGGATTATGAGGTCTAGGATTAAGTGGTACAAAGTCCAACAGGCGGAGGCTCAACATGCAAGACCCGAATGACAACGTGACGCTGCCGCTGCTGGACTCAGCGTGTAAACAGGCATATTGTGACTTTATAGGCTCGCTTGCCTTTGAGGACGACGGCGGCTGGTCATACGAAGTCTGGCGTGCGGCTTGGAATAGCGCTTTAATCCATACACTTATACATGTACCGGAATAAGAAACTCTTAGAGATCGTCAGAGAGTCACCCTGTCAGATATGTTCAAGGCAAGACGGCACTGTAGTAGCCGCGCACTCTAACCAATTACGTGACGGAAAGGGAAGGGGCATCAAAGCCCCTGACTACCGTATAGCCGCCCTTTGTTATACCTGCCACGCGGCAATAGACCAAGGTAACAAGATGTCTAAACAGGAGCGTTTAAACGCATGGGAGGAAGCCCACCGAAGGACGGTAGGCTGGCTCTTTGAGATGGATCACCTATCAGTCAAGTGATTTCTTAATCAACTTAATGTTGGCAGTCAGGTTGTTCTGAGCCTGATTGAGGGACAACAGGGCATCCCGCTTCTCATCAGAACTCATGCTGGAGTTCCTTATGACGCCGATTACGTCGTTTAACTCCTTCATGTCCTTGTCCATAGACTTAACGAAGTCAGCGCTTGCTAACATCTTTATGGTGTCTTGGCTGTAGTCCGCGAAGTTCTCAAAGTTCATGGTGCGTTCAAGGAAGTTAGATGTCCTGACCACCTCGTCGGTTGCGTTCTTGAGGTCGTAGTACGCCGTAACGTTGCCACGTGCCTCAGGGTCAAGCAAGAACCTGCGCAGTACGGGCATCTGCTCAAAACGTTTAGACGCCTTAGGTACATCACTATTAGCACTGACAATCGCATCCACAGCGTCTACGGCATACATGCCAAACGTTCCTGTGTAGCCACCGATGATGTGATCAATCATTGCTGGTGAGCGGAGGAAATCAGGGAGTGCCGTCATACCGCTTGTCAAACTGGCAAAGAACTGCGCCATGCGCGAGGTGTTGGGTCCTATTTGGTACTCAGGAGCCACGCCTTCTAGTCCCTTACTAAGGATGGCTCGTCCGGTGAAGAATGAGTGGTCGGTCCTAGCCTCAACCAACGGAAGGATGGTCTGAGGGATTGGGTTAAACGCAAAGGTGTTTGTGAAGTTACGCTTCATGGCATCGGCAAAGTCCTTGCCTGTGTCGTTGCCAAAGGCATACTCAGCGATACGCTCAGGGATCACCTTGAAGATAACGCCCACCTCAAACGGAATAGGAATCTTGATGCCGAGACTAGGTATTAACCAGTAGTTGTCACGGGTTTCCTGTTCCTGTTTCATGTAATCTTCTTCATCATGGGTCAGCGCCCAGTACATCATGGACATAGCCATGATAGTTGCCCCCCTAATGAAGAACGACTTCTGAATTGCTTTTGCGTCTTGCGTAGCCATTTGACCAAATGACGCACGGTAAAGAACATCTAGACCTTGCATGCGTGCATTCAGGAACGGCACGGCGGCAGTCAGGATGCGGACGACCGCTGAGTTACCCTTACGGTTGAAGTTCATCACCTCAAGCGCACGGTACAGGGCTTCCGCCTCATTACCGGTCTCAGCCAATACATTCTTGTAAACCTCCATACGGGTCGCAGCGTCAGAGGCTGTAGTGCCTTTCTCTAACGCACCCCACAGGGATGTAAACGGCTTGGTGATCTTGCCAAAGGTTGTGGTCGGACCGTACTTGGCTAACTCTTTACTGAGTTGCTTACCGCTTGCTTCCACGTTCTGTGAGAACTCATAGCCACCCAAGATACCAGCGTTTAACAGGGCTTGGTATTCTGGAGCAGTGCCACGCAACGCACCAGTGAAGTTCTTGACGGCGGAGGCTACGGGGGTCATGCTGACTCCGCTAGTTACCCATGCAGACATAGAGTCACGCACCATGTTGGCTAACATGAATCCGGGGTCTTTAGTAACTAGGTTACGCAAGAGGTTAGCGGGACCAGCGAAGAAGCCAAGGAACGGCAACTCAGGCAAGTTTAAACTCTGCATAGAGTTGTATAGCGCATGGTCTGCAACGATGTAGGCCTTCTTCTCACCGTTGACCAAGGCATACACGGTAGAGGGTCCGGTGTCTGTTGGGTGGGTAGGCACAGCCTCACCAATGTCTTCAAACACCTTAATAGCACGTTGAGCCGCTGTGTTCTTCATACCGGCTTGGATGCCAGACTGAACGTTACGGACGATGGTCTCCATCAGGTCAGCGATAGGAGCCTCTGAGCCTTTGAGCTTCTTAGGACCCTTGACGCCTGAGATGCTTTGGAACACCTTAGGACCGAGGGTTGCCTCGTCTTCCAACTGGCGGTAGAACGGTAGGTAGTCTGAGTACTTGCGGTATTCATCTGCACGCTCTTTACTGAGCACACCTGTGTCCACTTGGTACTGGACTAGTGCGTTGTTGAATGCATTCCACTCGTCAAATATCTGTTTAAACTCAGGGTACTGCTGGCCTAACTGGTCGGCGTAGGCCATGTCGCTTGGCGTGTAGTTCTGCTCTTTACCGTCCTTGAAGTATCTACGGGCACGTTTAGCGCCAGCATAGAACTGCCACATCTGATAAATGCGTGGGTCACCATATCTTGCCAACGGAGCAAAGATAGCCACGGGACCTTTGATGCTTCCATCAACTGTGGTTACACCGTTACGGAAGACCGGAGCACCACCGTTACGGTCATGCACACCTAGGACAGAGGCTGTCACACCCGCTGACAGATCAGACATGAGTGCGGCTGATTCAGCGCTTTGGTCAGCAAGGAGGGCGGCTCCACCCATCTTCTGCGCACGCTTCTTGTCCGCCACGCTCATAGCGTTGTAACGGTTCAAAGCCTTGGCACGGAAGTCAGACCATGACTGAGGAGAGATAGCTTCCATCAACCTTTCAACAAAACCTTTTTCCTCCCTTACAAAGGTGGTTCTGTCAATTGCGGCATTCATGGCTGGTGCAGTGGCGGCACGTAGGCTTAACTTCTCGCGGGTTTCCTGACGCCACAGGGCGGGAGACATAACCTTGTATGTATCCAACGCACTCTTGTCGTCCTCAGCCATAGCCTGACGAATACCGCTGATGGCATTCATCTCTTGCATTAACTTGAGTGCGTCTTGTTCGTTGCCTGTATACGCTTCTGCAGCATCACTTAGGCGTTTAAACGCTTTGGTTGCAGCCGTCTTGCGCTGGGAGACCATCTCGCCTTCAGCGACGTTGCCTTGTGCTTCCTGATATCTGTTGTGTAAATTCCAAACGTTATCTGGGATGCCGACAGGAACTTTCTTCAGACTGAGGCGGATGTCACCTTCTGCCTGTGCCTGACGGGCTTGCTCTGCTGTCATGCCAAACTGTGCGGCTTGTTCAGTGCTTACCTCGCCCAAACCATACGTTCCAATGTTTCCTGTAACAGACTTGATGGCGGTCGGGTTGTAGACGGCATAATTCTTAGTGCCGGCTTCTAGGACGGAGAACCCGTCAAAGCCCGCACCACGGATCGCTTCTTGTACCTCAGGGCTTTCAATGCGAGGCCAGTTGCCACGGGAGATCATTCCCTTAACAGCGGCTAAGTACTGCTCAGGGTTTTCCTTTTTACCTAATGTCTTGCTGTAGTTGGTAAGCCTGTCCATGACTAAATTCACGTCATTAGGATTAGCGTAGTCAAACACATTCTTGGCGTTGACATACACGGGCATGATGTTGCCGCGTGTAGGCAGTAGGTTGTTTAAACTCTCAATGATCTCGCCCTCAATCTGATACGGCAGGTTCTTGAGATCAGGCACGCGCTTCTTGAGGTTCTTTTGAATCTCTTTGAGTTCGTCTTTGTTAATAGTTCCATCACGTTCGGCCTGTTCAGCCACAACAGAAATGAGTTCAGCCTTCTCATCACGGGTCAAAGCCTTATAGGCTTCAGCACGCATGTAGTCCTCACCCATGCCTGTGTAGTTCTCAGCCACCACAGGATTAGTGGTAATGAAAATAGCCTTGGCTTGCTTGCCTCTGAATATGGTGATGTCACGGGCAGTGCCGTGGTACATGATCAATGGCTCGCCGTTGGACGTGAAGTAACTACCAGTGAACCACTGTTTAAACTCTTTAGAATCTGGCGGCTGGCGCTGGCTGCGCAGGTCAGGCATCAGCGAACGTAGGCTGAGTTTCTCTTTGTACTCAGTAACTGCTGATGGGTTGTAGCCCTGACCGTAATCAATGACCAACTCTTGCTCTGCAGGATGACCAACCATCCACACATGCTCAGGAGTTAAGTCCATTTCAACAACTTTTAGTTTGTCTTTTGGAACTTTGCTATACGTTGCTAAGTTGGCAAACGATTGTGCAATGTCATGACGCAAGGTGAAGGATGCCAGTTGACTGCCCATAGCACCAGTCTGTATCTCTTCCAACTCGTCGGTATGCATCAGGCGGTAGCCTTTGAAGTTATCTCCAAGTTCTTTACGCACTAAGTCTTGAACAGCGCTCATGTATTTCTTGCCACCGTTTACACGGTACAAGTCATAGGCTGAGTCACGCTCGCCAATGCCTGATACACCACCGATCCAGTTGCTACGGATGATCTCAACACCCTCTGACTCAGGGATGTCTTCTGCCTTGTCAAATAACTCGTTAACCTTCTTGAGGCTCAAACGAACATCAGGTTCATTGATGTCAAATGTGCCTTGGTTGCCAGTAGCGGACTTAATTTGGGTTGGCTCGTAAACAGCAAGGTTTTTGCGACCGTGCTCTTTTACATAGAAACTGTCAAACCCAGCAAACTGAATAGCGTCTTGGACACCCTCAGATTCAATTGTTTCCCAATTTCCGGCTTTTAACCATGTTATATCGTCATTGTCAATTTCTGTGAAATGATCAATGATTTTTTTGATGTGCCTAGGATTTTCGTAATCAAAAGTATTTTCAGCCTTTACGTAAACAGGCATTATGTTTTGACCTGAAGGCATGCGATCAGAGAGTTCTTGCGTCAATGCATTACCAATACCGACCGTACCCATTGATTGGGATAGCGGACGATTCATAAACTCTTCAATATGCTCTTCTCTAGTTGTATCAAACAGCCCGTTGGAATTTTCTTTTGTTGCCAGTTTTTTGTTGGCAACTGCATCATCAACCAAGCGTGTAATCAAAGCACGCTTTTCGTCTGGTTTTGAATCTATACCTTTGGCAATTTCATTCAACATGAAATCAGTTGATCGCTGGGAGAATCGCGCAGCAAAGTCGGAATCATCAGTTAAGAAAATAGCGCCAGCCTGTTTAGGCTTGAACGCACCTATATCCCTAGACGTTCCGTGGTACATCACCTTAGGCGTTCCATCCGGGTTGACTATTTTGCTTTTGCCAAACCACCGTTTAAACGCTGGTGTATCAGGTGCTTTGCGTAGGCTTAACTTCTCACTGCTGTACGGCTCCATTGATTGCTCACGGGATACAGGCATGGGAATGCTTATGTCATCGCTGTCCTCAGAGATAACTTTTGAAGGCCAATTCTTTTCATAATCAAAGTTTGTTGGGTCGTTTTGTTCAGACCAGCGAATGCTCGTAAGGAATCTAACGGGCATGGTGTCATACCCTTGACCAAGTAAAGCTCTAGCCCTGTGACGTCCCTCATGCCCCTGAACCTTTAAGTCACCCTTTTGGTTGTTGTAAGCCATCAACAAAGGCAGTGAATTTAACTTTGTGCCGGCTTTGAACAGGTCTTCAATATCACTTTGCTTCCCCTTGACTTCACCCTCTTGTGCAAGTCTTAGGAAGTCTTTGATAGGTAATTCAATAACCTTTTCTCTACCCTTGTAGTTTGGAACTTCTTGAATCAAGCCATCCTCAAACATGCCCCGTGCGCTACGCAGGCTTAATTTTTCTTTGCGTTTAAACTCTACTGGCGCACCCGGCTTCAGACTGTCTTGGTTACGAATGATTAGGGTGTCGCCGTCACGTGCGGGGTCGTAGTCCAAGAAGAACCCTTTGTGCTTCTCAGCAGCGTCTTCTGGTTTGGTGGTGTTGTCTTTGTTGGTTAGACCAATGATCAATCCAGCACCGTCTTCACGTGATGGGTCAAGGAAGCGAGCATCGTACTCATCACCATTCCACACCTCAAAAGTTTTTCCGGTACGTTCATCCATAACAAACTTAGGCATAGCATTTCTGCTGGTGAACGCCATAGCCACGTTCTTGCCATTTGACAGGAACTTCTTAACCATGTTGTCCCAGTTGGACTCTTTGTTGTAAATGACTTTGTTTCCAACAACTTGAGATGCACCGGTAGAACTGTAGGTCAGGTGGTGGTTAGGGGCGATCGGCTTTGTCTCTAACTTGGTGTAGTCATAGAACATCACATCTGGGAACATGTTAATGATGGCTTCAAACGTGGCAGGTTTGAAGTCAGATGTAACGTTTAAACGGATAGCAGGTTGATAGCCCGCTTCGCCGTCTTCTTTGCCAGCAGCCTTAGCTGCATTACGGAACGCCTCAATCTGTCTGATCATGGCAACCGTAAACGCTTCTGGGTTAACAATCAACGCCTCAGTCTTGAGGTACTGAGATAGGCGCGGGCCAGATCGGAACTCGCCTTCGCCGCCATATAACAAGTTTTGTCCTGATGTCTCACCAAGGCAAAGAGCCTCACAGATGGCTGACTTAGGACATGTACTAGCAAGTTGTTGGTCATTAATCTTTTGAGCCGAGGCAAAGCCCAGCCCTGTAGACATTACCTTCTTACCATTGAAAGTCAAACCGTAGTCACCGATATTGGTCTTCTCTAGTTTAGAGTTAGCACCAAACAATCTAGTAACGTTGTGTTGGGCAATCAGCGTTGCCTTAGCCTGACTTGCCATCAGTCTGCGTTCTTGTGCAGATGCATTCTTCCACTTAGCAACCGTGTCAGTGATGGCGTCTTGGACTTGAGCCAGAGTGCGGTCAGGATGCAGCCCTTTTGTGCGTGGCGCATCCAGTGTAAACAGCTTGGTTAAACGTGCCTTATTGGCAAATGCCTGACCTTCAGCAATAGGGATGAAGAAATCCCTACGACCGCTTTTATCATGGTCTTCCAACGGATGAAGGAAAGATGGGTCAATTTGCAACATGACATTTGCACCACCCAATGGCTGTTCAATCATGCTTGGATTCTTAGCAACTTCTGGCGCACTAGACTCATTGGTTAGATAGATACGGTTAGCGGTTGGGCTATGTCCAACTAACTTCTTAGTGCGTGCCAGTTCACGTGCGCCCTCATTTGTGGTGGGGTAGTACAGGGTTACCGTGCCGTCTTGGTTTAAAGGCAATCCAGTGATTGGGTCATTCTTTAAAACCTTGAACTTCTTGCCAGCCTCTTGTTTACGCTGTTCTCTGGCTACATCTTTTTCGCTGTAAGCCTTCTTGAGGGACAGCTTCTGACCTTCGCCTTCTAGCGGAATCTTGATCTGACCTTCTGAGGTATAGGGGAGGATGCCGTTTTGTTGGTCATAGGCATCGGCCTGAGCCTTAACCTCTGGGGTAGCCTTCCAATTGCTTGGCTTTAACTCACCGCGCTGTGCTTTGGTGAAGATGTCCTCTGCGGACTCAAACCCGCTGCGGTTAAACGCATTCTTGATTGCCTTGAATAGGTCGTTTAAACGCTTCATTATGGAAGCGATCATTCCGCCCGGCGGCTTGGAGGTAGCAAAGTCAGCAAACGCATCAGCAATTGCTTCTTCCACAATGTCTTCTGGTGTGTACTTCAACGCCACATAGGCGTCATAGCGAGACATAGTCTGCTTCACGCCATCAATCTCAACTTCAACCTGTACGTTCTTGAGGTACTTAGTGATCCAAGACTTCTGTGCTTGGTTCTCTAGGGTAGACCATTGTTGTGGTGTAAAGAACCCTAAGTCCTTCAGTGCGTGGAGGGACTCATGGTGCATAACCTCCAGCGGTTTCTCGGCATCAATAGCCAACTGAATCAGGTTCTTGGTGTAAGAGCCTTCTCCACCGTTCTTAATAGACTGAACAATCTTGAACCCGACATCGCCTAACCCCATGCGCTGAAGAATGGGGACTAACTTCTTAGAAATCTCATCAGCAACTGCGGTGAGTTCTGGGGATAGGGGTGGTAACTCTTCCTTGGCTTTGGGAGTGCGTCTGACCATGATGCCAGTGGGACTCTTACGGCGCTCAATCTCTTTGGCGGCACGGTCAGCAATCGCACCAAGACGACCGTCAGACGCTGTGTCAGCCAGTTCCTGATCCGACATCTGGACAAGGATAGCCTCCTGTGCCTTGACGTTATCAGGGAAACTACCTAGGAACTTACCTTGTTTAGTTACCGTGATCTTCTCACGGGTGATTTGCTTCTTCTTCTCAGACGGACGTGATATGAGCGGTTGCTCGTAATCCGTAATACGCTCCATGCTCTTGAGAATACGGTTGCCCAGCACTCTCTCTTGCTTGGCTAACTTAGTCTTGGCAAGTTCATAAGCCTGTGACCCTACCTCGCCACGTGCTTCCATAGAGACCAAACTGTCTCTTGCCTTTTGCAAAGTAGCCTTGTCTCTGTCCATGTAAGACAGATAGCGTGCGGCTTCTTTCTTGCGGGCTGGGATGAGTTGGTCAATCTTTTCCTGTACCGCCTCTGATGTGGGAACGGTAAAGAGAGCCTTACCCTTACCTTCTGGGAAGATGTCAAAACCAACGGGGACTTCACCTTCTTTGATGGTCTCCTTGCTCATGGCGTAACCCTCTGGGAGGTTAGCGCGTTTAGCTGGCTCTGCCGCTGGTGGCGGCATCATCTGTCTTAATGTTTCTTCTCTAACGTTTAAACCTTGTTTTTTAGCCGCTGCGGCGGCCTTTTCCTTGTCCCGGTACGTTGAAACAAGTTTGTCGTTGGCGTCATAGGTTCTGAAAACCCTTTCTTCGGTCTCAGCCAAGTCGCCGTTTTTAACTGCGGTATCTAGAAGGGCTTCAGCATCTTGCTTCTGTTCCAGCCCTGTCGCCTCTTGAATGTCGCCAATGATGGTATCCCGCGACAAAGGCTTGTTGTCAACACTCTCAAAGGTCTGACCAAACCAACTGACAGCCTTCTTGTACTGCTTATCTGTGAATCTAGACGCACCAGTGCCCTCTGGAAGGATAACCTTCTCTGTGGACTCAGGCATCTGTTTAATCGCAGAGTACGCAGCAAACAACTGCGGCTGGGTCATAGTGTTTAAATCACTAGAACCTGTAGTGCGCGTTAGGAAATCGTTGAACCCTTTAGTGCCTGTAGCAACGTTCTTCTCGTCCTCAGCGGCAGAGATGACGTCATCAGCGGTGTAGTTCACTGGCTTACCTGTGTTGTCATCCACAGGCTTGTAGCCGTACTTGGCGGCTAGGATTGAATCAATACGACCTTGTTCACCCGCTGGGTCAACATTAGGCATCGCATCTTTTATGTCTTCAATGGAATATGACTTGAGCGGTGGCAGACCGTTTTGTTTGCGGTAGGTATCTACAAACTTAACCTCGTCAGCCATCAACTCGTTCTTCTTAATAGTTGCGGCTGGGTTGGTGTACTTCTCTTCCTCTGCTGGAGGCTCGTAGCCCAGCATCAGTGTTTTGTTTACACCAAGGTTTTCTTTGGTTTGCTCTTGGGTCTTAGCAAACTCTTCACGTTCTTTGTCAAACTGCTGTTGGGCTTGAACGCCCCGTAAGTACTTGTCCGCTTGGAACTCAGCGTTAGCAACAGAATGACTCAAAGGAGACATTGCCGTTCCGGTCAACGCACCTACTAGCGCATCTCTAGCCGCCGCACCCGCCACACCTTGGAATGTCGGTGTCTCAAACCCAGCCTGAGACATAGCCACGTTCTGGGCTAACTGACCGTAACCACCCTGTAAGCCCTCAGGGATAGATTCACCAATACCGGTCTTAACTGCTTGTCCCAAATAGGTCGGTGCTTCCACAGCCTTCTTGGGTAGGTTAGCAATAGCGGACTGAAGGCCTTCTTTGGTAAACGCTGTTTTGTTAGGGCTAAGTGCGTTCTTGAGGGCTTGAGATGTTGATTTCTCAAATCCTGTAACTGCATCTATTGCACCAAATGCCGCACCACCAATTAATAGGGGTGCGTTCTTTAGTGTGTAAGCCTGTGCTTCAGTTGCCAAACGCTCCACCTCTTCGGGCGGCATGTTGGGGTTTTTCTCTTTGTATGCGTTTTTAATTGACTCATGGATGTCACCCTTGACCTCACCAGTTCCTTGGGCGGCAGACATCAAAATCCGACTAGCACGTTGAACACCTACGGCTATGGCGGCAGGGGCGGATGCAGGTAAAGCGGCTAGGGCGGCGGCACCTGCGGCAATAGTTGGAGCGGAAGAAAAAACGCCACCAACGACACTTTCAAGCGGGGCTTCTGCGACACCTGCCAAGCCACTTTTAATTTGCGCCCACGTACCTTCTTTCTCAGCACGTTTAGACAACTCGGCACGGCGAGCCATCTCAGCCAAACGTTCTGGGGTTTTACCTTGTTCAAGTTTCTGGGCTACATCGCCAAGGTAACTAGATATATCAGAACCAGCACCAAATACGTCCACCAATGATTTACCTGCCCCAACAAAGCTGGAGCCTGCGGTGCGTGCAAGGTCACTAATAGAGGTAGGTGCGGACTTCTCTGCCTGCAACTCCTCTGTTGTCTTAGCAGCCATAGGTCTTTGTTCGGCAACGGTGCGGAACAAATCTTCTGGGTTAGCGCCAGCGGGACCTTCAATCCTGTAGATGTTTCCATCAGGAGCTTGGATTTTGTAAATTGGCATGACTACTCCGTGCCAAGTAGTTTAAACCCTTTTTGGCTCATTGAGCCTCCTTGTGGCACTGCAGATGAGATGCTACCAGACGGAGCGCCTTCTTGGCCTGCAACTCCGGGATACATCTTGTTTAAATCATCAAGTCTCTGTTGACGTGCGCCCTCCATTTGCTTACGCATTGGGCTGTTAGGCGGTAGGAGCGGCAGTGTCTTGAAGTCTTTTTCAATCTCACTTTTCTCTTTGAGGTAAGACGCAAGACCACGCTGTTCTGCTCCTGCATATTGAGCACCGCTCACGGCTCTGCTTGCCAAGCCCATGAGTTCTTCTCGGCTCTTGTTTTTGTTGGCAGGATCAGACTTAAGTTCGTTATAAACCTGCATGATTGGAGCGCCTTGCGCACGGTTTGTTGCGGCAACTTGCTGCTGCTTGATTTTGTAGTCATCAGCGTAGTGCGCGGCTGTGAGTTCAAGCATCTTCTGGCTTTGTTTCTCTTGACGCAACTGACCAGCCAATGTAGCGGCAGTTTGCATATCACCCTTGTCTAGAGCAATCTGGTACTTGGTCTGATTCATCTTGAGGTTGATGTAATTGTCCTGTGCCGCTTGGATGGACTTCTTAGTGTTCATCATGGACTCAGCAAGGATGGGTGATGCCTCAGAGGCGGCACCAAGTAATCTAGCACCGGGCTTGGCGGATTTTTGTGCAAAACCAAAACCATACTGAGCGATTGCTTCATTCAACCCACGCGCTTTAATCTCTTCAGGACGACCTTTAATGCTCTCAACTTGTGCGTTTAAACTGTCCATTGCAGGTTTGCTGCGAGCAGATAACTTGTCAAGTAAACCTAGTGCCTGCTCATCGACGGGTGTCTCTGGCTCTTTGGGTCTGTTCATTAATGCCTCAACAGCAGAGCCACCGGTGGCGTAGCCTGTGATGCTGTCTGGGTTTTCATCCGACGCCATAGCATCTGCGTTTACAGGGGCTGCGTTTACACCAGTGCGCATAGAGGCTCTCTCAGCCATCTCTTGGTCAATCAAGTTGGCTTGCTCTACGTCACGGCGTCCTAGCGCGGCTTGCTTTGCTTGCTGGAGTTGTTGGTCGCTGAGTTTAGACAGGATGCCTGCAATGTTGCCTGCGCTGTCAATCTCTCCACCACCGGCGTAAGAATCCATTAAGCCACCCTCAGCGGCAAATGCTCTGCTCATACCGTAAGCGCCCATGCCTAAGCCGGCGATCTGACCAGCCACACTTCCGGGGGCTTGGTACATCTGAGATGTAGATTGTTGACCCAGCGGTAAGCCACGGATCATGTCTGACATGAATCCCAACTGTTTGTATGGGTAGTTCTGTTGATTCTGGAAATCTTGATAAGCCTGTGTCAGACCCTGTTGTTGTAGGGCCTGTTGCTGACCACCGTACTGAGCCTGCAATTGGTTTATGCCCATCTCCTGACCGTACTGGGTCTGACCTAACTGACCAAGGGAATTGGCGGCATTACCCAACATGCCATAACCTTGAAGTTGATTCTGTAGGTTTTGGTTGTATTGTTGTTGAGCCTGACCAAACGCTTGGTTATAGCCCTGACCAAGAATATTCTGTAACCCCATGTTGCGGTTGCGTTCGTTCTCCGCAGCCATGATTGCTTCACGTGAACCACCGAACGCACCAGCCTGAGTGGCGGCACTTTGCTGTTTAGTTGCACCAATGTCGTACTGACGGTTAGCCTCTGCTAACTGCGGAGCCAGTGCCATCTGTAGATACGGGTTCATGTACCCACCGACTTGATTCTGGAATCCTCCGGTAGTGGCTTGACCGGCAACATCTAGTCCGCCTAGTCCCGCACCTATTGCTCCTGCAGTGCCCGCACCGACCTGAGGTGCGACAGACATGCCTTGTGCGTTCTGCATAGCCTGTTGCTGCATTGGGGAAAACCCTGCAATGCGTGGTGCGTTGTACTGCTGGTAAGGATTCTGGTTAACGTCAGTTAACGCCTGACCCTTAGCCAAAACATCTTTGGCATACGGTTTAGCCCATTCAGGTAATTCTGTACTGGCTATCTGCTGTTGCGTAGGGGCTTGGGATTGGCACATAGTGTCTTCCTTAGAATTCGTAGATCATTTGCGTTGCAGCCTCTTTAAAGCCCATCCGGCCCCAGAGTTTTGCAACGCGCAAGTCGGTCATTGCCGACACCATCAATCGTTTGACACCTCTGGACCTCAAGTCCTCAAGTACAAACTGAACAAGTTTTTTACCAACGCCATTACGGTGATCCTTAAGCACAAAGAGCGTGTCCTCTTGTGAAATCAAATCACCGTTGTGCATGTCGTTAGTCAAATACACATTTGTATAACCGCACGCACTATCGTTTAAACGTAAAACATAGGTGATCAAATCACCTCGTTTACACGCCTCTCCATACTCATGGAGTCTAGGGTTGTACGGCGAATACACAATACCTTGACCTGCAAGACGCTCAACCATTTCAGAGTAGTGTTGACGGTACAAGGGTTCAAGTTCCAAGTACGTGTCAGTGAACTTCTCAATGGTTATGCTGTAGCTCATGCGGGTAAATACTTATCTGCCCTGCTGTTATGCGCTACCTTGTTTTTGCCAACTGTTTTCTTGCGTGCGGCCTGCACCCTATCCATCATGGCGTAGAGCTTACGTGCGCCTGCTTCTGTTGAGCCGTTACCCAACTCAGAAACGATACGGGCGGGAACGACGAACTCTCCGTCTGCAAGACGTGCGGGTTGTTTGTGACCTATGGTCGCAGGGATTGAATCAGATACGCCATCACCGGGACCGCGAAGGAGGCGACCACCGTCAGAATAGCCACCAAGGTTGTAATGAGCATCGGAGACACCTCCCGTAGCCATTTGTTGGTATTGCTGTTGTTCTTGGTTGTAGGCGTATTTAAGTGCGGGGTTTTCATCTTCTTTCTTTGGTCGCACACCAAATGAACGTGCAATTCCAGACAGAAAACTCTCATCAGCAGAACCGCCTTCAGCCATACGGGTTCCCTGCATATTAGGCTCACCGTTCATGCCCACCGGGGTATCGCTGGTAGGCGCAAGCATATTAGTGGACACAGGAGCCTGATAAGGCGTGGCAAACGACGACGTTGCCATGTTAGCCATTGGGTACATGGTGTTTGCACCCATTGCCGCTTGGTTAGACATCTGCTCAACCGGACCACCATCAGCAAAATGGTACAAGTCTTTAGCCTGAGTTGGGTTAATTGGGGTATATGTTGGAGTGGCAAAATAGTTTTGCTGGCCTCCAAAGTTGCCTTGTTTTGTCAACATATCGTCGTATGTTGGTACATCTGGCGCGGGTGTGGCTTGAGGTTGGTTTCCAGTAAAGCTATAGCGCTGTCCCATATCTTTGTCTGGGGTAGCCATTGTTGGTGTTTTTGTTTCTCCAACCAATGCTGGTGAGGCAGCCATCACGCCTAGTTTTGCTGCGCCTGCTCCGCCACCCATTGCGCTTAAAGCGGCACTACGTCCTGCTTCAGTCCCAAGCCCCGTAGCTCCGGCTTGTACAGCGCTTAATCCAGAAGCGGCCCCGGGCATTGGACCCATAAAAGCAGGGTTTGCCGCAGATGCTGCTTGACTAGCCGCTGCATTACCAGCCGCAGCCAAGCCACTAGCCAGCCCTGCACCACCAAATGCGCCAAGACCAGCCATTAAACCTTTGCTAATACTTCCAGTGCGTGCTGCTTGTAGTCCGCCAATACCAGCGCCAATCAATAGGGATGATCCACCTGTCGCGGCGGCAAGTCCTGCACCAAGCATCATGGGCAACAAGCCTGACAAGAAGCCTGCTTCAGGCAATCCTGTGTGTGGATTAATAGTTAATTGCCCGCCATGAGCCATTGCCAAGTCGTTTAAACTGTTGACCTCACCCTTGGTCATGTGGATAAGGACTTTATCGTCGCCTCGTCCGTGCGCGGCTAGGTGTTTGGCAGCATCATGTAGGCTCATTTTTGCCTCGCAAATAGTGGTTTAAACGAGTTTATCACGGGAAGAGCGCAGACACAAATGTCATTGTGGCTACCACAGACTGTGTTGATGGACGGACCGGGCCTGTGGAAGCGGGATACGCTTGGATAGTTACAGACGCATTTGTTGCCGACCAGTAAATTTCAATGTATTGCCCAGCCGTCAAACTAACATAGTAGTTCCACCCAATAATCTCATGCGCCTCCTCGCCCGCTGACGCACTCTTTCTGGCGGGGATAGACACATAACCAGTTGACCCAACAATATCTGTGCCGTTTTGTTTTAGCCAAATGCTGATGTCTTGAATCTGATTGTCCGTATTTTGAAACTGCGTGCTGAACTGTAAGTTGTAGATTCCAGAAACCGCTACCGTAATCTTAGATGAGGCAATAGATATACCGTTGGCAAAGTCGGTTGTGTTCAGCGTCATTAACGTGGCTGTATTAGCTGTCGTTGTTTGATCTTGATCGCTGGAAAACGCTCCGTAAGGAAGCTGTAAAAACGCACCGCCTGTACCAGAAGAAAATGCCTGCGTAAAGTTATCAATTGTGTTGAAGTACTGACGCAAAATGCCCGTTAAGGTATCTACGTATCTCTGGTCGTACTCAACTGGAGCCGCAGGTAGGCGCGGCGCATTTGGTGGGATTAACGCAAAGGCGCGTTCTAAAGGTAGTGTCATCGACGACCGTCCGGTCTGACATCAATACGTGGAACACCTAATTGCCACTGTGTGCCGAGGTCTGATGATGAAATCTTAAACGCCATCTGACGTCCACGTATCCGCACAAACACCTGCTGGGTAAATTGTTGGACGTTGTATGTCGTTGTGCTTGCGTAAGACTGTGCGCTTTCTACGGACGGGTTGTTTGAGGTGCCGTAATTGGAGCCGGGGTTTTGACGAGGGCGAACCGTGAAATTAACGGAGGGCGCTGCTGAGGAGGAGCCATCAAATGTGATGTCAGGTATAAGCCTCCACACAAAACCAAAATTATGACCGTCACCAATATCAAAGTCCGAGGATTGAACATAAGAATCAATGGCAATTGGAGTGCCAGTCTCGTTGTTATCTACACCCGTTTCTTGGTACACCACCGCACCATTTGTATAAGTACCGCTAGAGGTATATCCAATAGCCGCCATAGGCTCGGAACGTAACGGGCTGTCTAACCAAGCAGTGCGGGGGCGCACAGTCGTACCGTTCATAGTGCCGTAGTACCAAGTACGCTCTAGATGGTTATAGATGACGTAGCGGTCAATCAAGATGTTTGGCGAACCGGGAGTTCCTGTGCCGTTCTCACCAGTAGAGGTTGTACCTGTAATAGATGGATAGAACCACCAGATTTCGTTGTAGCCTTCGTTAGTCCCAGAGTGAATCTGATAGGACTCTTGCAAATTTATGTTGCCGTAAATGTACTGACGCAAAGCGCAAGGCAGTGTTTCCACCCGTCCAGAGTACATATAGAACTTATCTGTACCCATCCAGTAGGTGACGTTGTTTACTGTAGATACTGCGTTGGGACTAGCAACAGAAATGTTGTCTCCAAGTATCTGGCTGTTCCACACATAAGGAGCGCCAAGATATTGGAAGGAGTAAATGGCTGAATCCGTCAGAACCAAAATCTCTTGACGAGTTTGAATAGCAGTGATGATTGCTGACCCGTGGCTTAGACGGATACCGCCTGCTTGGTTAGTAACAAGGGGCAACCATGTAACCAATGTATTCTGGTCAGACCAACGCACTTGCATAGGGTCTTGTGCAGTCGTTGCATACACGCCAGTTGGATCATTGCAACCAAAAGCAAACGTAAAGCGTGAAGCGTCAGACACCAATACAAAGTTAGCAATAGACGGGCAGGTGGCATCAGGTGTAAACGACCCGGACTTTGTGGCTACAGCAGTGCCTGCTTTAATGATCTGCCCACGGTCGTAAATGTTTGGGTTAGCGTTGTTAGCCCAGTAATACATAGCAGCGCCACGGGGGTTAAACACCAAGTCTTCACCGTAGTTAGACTGACTCCATAGACGCAACTGCACACCAATACCCAAGCCCGCTGGCGCAGGAGAACCCCAGCCTGTGTCTGGATACCCTGTGGTAACACCGCCCCAACCACCTACACCCCAGCCTGTACCGTAAGTAAAAGTTGTGTTACCAGTAGTGAGTTGATAGTTAAATGTTGCAGTAACAGCGGATGTGCCAGTAGAGGTTGCCGTACCACCCGAAAGGACTGTGTATGTGTTGTTACTTGTAACAGTCTGGACTTGGAACTCTCCAGTTAACTGAGCAGCGGTTATGCCGTTAACAGTGCCTGATACGCTAGTAATATTCACAAAGTCTCCTGCCTGTGCGCCATGTCCAGCATCGTTAACCGTCACAGTCGATGAGGTGTCCGTCGTAGTGAAAGCGTTGGCTACCGCTGTATTAGTTAGGCGAATGGGGGTTACGTCGTTATACGAACCGCCACTAGAGTTCTGAATGTAGTACTTGAGGTTAGTGCCAACCGCCAATAAGTTGTAGCCTGTCAGGTTAATCCAATTCCACATGGCTTTGGCAACACCCCAGAACGCACCGCTAGGTGGCACAGCCGCAGTTGTAAGTCCACTGGTAGCCACAAGTGTTGTCACGGGTTCTGTTGTAGCGGCTAAACCGCCGTCACGTTGCCAGCCACCAATCTTTTCAGGAAAGCCAGAACGGAAACGAATTTTGTCGCCGTCAAAATAGCCACCCTCGTTTGAGAGAGTAGTGCCCTCTCTGTTTACACCGGGCCTGAACTGTAGTTTTTGTAATGGCATGTTTTATCCTAAGAACAGGGCGCGTTCATCTTTGCGACGAGTCTCTAACCCTTTGAGTATTTTCCCACCCGCTTTGCAATACTTCAAGAGTTCCTCCGCCGCGCCTTCCATATCCCCGCGAAGAACCTTCTGACGGAGGGTTGAGCGCTGTAGTGTTCCCAGACCAACATTAAAACTAAAAGATATGAGAGCATCGTACTGACCTTGAGTGAGGGGAACAGGACAGAACTGAACCACACCTCGCTCAAAGCGAGCCAAATCTGCTTTAAGAATTCCATCGACTTCTTCCATGCTGAATGTGCGGTTGTCTGCGTCTTTGAGAGCAAACCCATCGCGGTCTTCTATCTTTAACTTGCCCTGCTCTGGATACAAGACATGCCCCACCCCCACCGTCCATAGCTTGGCTGGGCAACGGTAAGGCTTCTGACGCACCCCTTCATGGTGCTTAATCATCTTGAGGGCTTTATCTGACAGGTTCATTTCTTGCCAAATGCTTGTGTGCCAAACCAGAAAGACACCACGGATGCCCAGATGATTTGTGTCTCGTTGTCCCACAGCAAGTCTAGAGCAACTTCAAATGGCACTTCCTTGTGATAGGCGAACCAGAAGCCAAAGATTTCTACGAAGCCAAACAAGACAAACAGACCATAAGTTATGGCGGGACGCACCATAGCACGGGCGTTAGTTACCCACTGGCTGGCACCTTGTCCAATAGCGATGTCATGGGCATACAGGGCTTGGCGCTCTTGCATGGCTGTCTGTGCGTTGGTTACTTCAGCGTTAATCTGAATCTGCTCTGTCTGGATATGCTCAATGCGCTCTTGGGCTTCTAAACCTGCTTTACGCAGAGCCAGTTCACGCTCAGTCTGCATGGCTGCTAAAGCAATCTCATGCGCCTTGTCCGCACGGTCTTGGAAGAAGTCAAACAGTTTGGGTAACCCGCCCATCAGGAAAGACAGTAGGGTTGAGAATAGTGTCATCATTTTGATTCCTTTAATTCACGTTTCAGTTTGCGCAACTCTTTAATCTCTTGTTTGAGTTGTGCTCGCATATATAGGGTTTCTACGTATGCCATTGAGGTTGCTGCAACGACTATACATATAGCGACTCCTATCAAAATCCACCAGACAAGGCGCGTAGTTGCCACATTAGCCACCCAAAAAACATCGATATGAACATCACGGCAATTACTCCAGTTGTTGTTTCAATAACCCGAATCTCGTCTTGCTCTTTCTGCCACCTTGCCAACCTAGCCCGACGAACCATCTCTGACCTAGCCCACTCCTGCTCTTGCTCAATCTTGGCGTACATCTTTAGGAATCGGCTGTAGATTGCTTTCAACTCTTTGGGTGCATATGTTGTCATCTGCTCCCTGATTTGCTCTCCCAACTTCTCTAACTGCAACTCAACTAGCGCACGCTCTATGGCTTTTTTGCTGGTGTTCTGGGCTGGGTCGTAGTTAGTTTTTGACTGCTCCTCTAACTCATGGTAGTAGGTCTGAAGTTGTTGCTGAATATCAAAGAATTCTCCCAACTGTGTGCCCACTTCGCTGATGAGTTTGAGTTCAAGTTCTTCGTAGGATTGTTGCTTGGCTGCGGCCTTCTTTTGCGCCACAGGCTTTGACGGCTCTGTATACTTATTTTCCCGGACTGTATACTTAAACAACCCAATGAACCAATCAAAAATGCCCTTGATTGCTTTGACATCTCCGATAACCTGTTCTGCCGTCTTCTTAGCCCCTTCCAACTCCATACGCCCTTCATGCAATAGAGCGCACCCCTGCTTGATAAAGCCAACGGCGGTTTGGGCCGCCATGAGAAGAGTGAAAGGATCCACACTTTAAGACACCCCGCCCAAGCGAGTGCCGTTTACTAGCCAAGTTACGTTGGAGTTACCTACTATGTAGTTACCTGCTCCGCCACCTGCGCCACCACTTGCTTGTGAGCTATTGTTACCTGCCGCACCAGACGCACCCCAACCACCACCTGTACCGCCAGTAGCATAGTTACTACGCCCGCCCGCGCCTCCAGCGCTCAAAGTACCTGCGGCTCCCGGACCTGATGTACCTGTACCCGGACCACTTGAAGCCCCAGCAGCACCGCCAGCACCATAAGTAGCACCGCCACCGCCGCCACCGCCGCCGTACCAATCACCAAAGTTTGAACCGCCGCCACCACCAGCACCACCGCCACCGCCAGCAACAGTGCCGTTGTTTGCAATTCTTACCGCAGATGAAGCAGAAATACCTGTGCCACCAGAAGAGCCGGGTGAACCAACTCTGTTAGCGGGAGGGTCACCAGAACCACCAGCACCGCCCGCACCGCCATAGCCAATGATGTATCCGTTGTTTATGAGGACTACGCCACCGGGATATGTTCCGTTGATTGTTAGTGCTGGAGTGCCTGTCCCGCTTGCCAAGATGTAAACCCCTGCGTTAACCGTTACTTGGAGTAGTGAGCCTGATGCCGTCCAACCATTTGCTAACGCATACGTTCTTAGATTCAAGTCGGTTTGATTGCTTGAAATAGTAAGCGCATACACAACAACCCCACCAAAGCCGTAGCCACGGGCGGTAGCAGAACCAAGGTTAGTTAGTATTGGCATTATGCAAACTGAGTCTGTGAGCCAAGGACTGTGTATACGCCGCTGGCTGTTTTAATAACAGTAAACACATAGATGTTTATTGCATTAGCAATTCCCGCAGTGGGGGTTATGGCGTTTTGCCACTTAGGGGTTACTGTTGAGCCGTCAATCTGAATTACGTTGGGGTAGTAAGCAGTTGAACCGTTTGTAATTAGTAGCGCAAGGGTCATGGCTTGGCCTGTAGCCATCAAAGTGTTTAGCGAAGTTGAGCCGTTACCACGGATATTTAGCGTGAAGTTAACTGTGGCGTTACTTGTGTAGTACTGCACCGTCTGGGTAGACACATCGTAGTTAGTGCTGGATACGGGAGCAGATGCCGTTATGGTTGCCGCCTCCAACATTGCACCAATAACGCTTGGGATAGTGATTGACGGAGTTGAGAACGCCGCACCAGCCACCAAAGAACCAGCAGTCAGACCAGATGCCGTTCCAGTTACGTTAGTCATCACTCCAGATGTAGGAGTTCCCAAAGCAGGAGTTACCAGCGTAGGGCTAGTAGCCAGAACAACCGCGCCAGAACCTGTAGAAGTAGTACCCCCTGTGCCACCAGAAGTGACGGGCAGAGCAGAACCAAGGGTCAAAGACGCCATGTAGTTAGTGGCGTTGACTATGTCTGTGCCGTTAGACACCAGAATCATCTTCGCCCCGTTGGGCACGGATACACCCGTCAGACCTGTAACTTTTACTGTGACCTGACCGCTAGAGGTGTTGTTATAGATGAAGTACAGCTTCTTATTAGTCGGCACTATTAAGTTAGTGCTTGCTCCGCCTGTACCCGTTAGTTCAATGAACATGTTACGGGCAACACCAGTCGCACCGTCTGGGATAGTGATTATGGTGTCCGTGCCAGTAGAGACGGATTGGGTTACATAGCCTGAGATAGCCTGTTCAATCAGCGTGCCAAGGTTGGTGTTGGTTGTTGACCCCCAGTTACCTGCTTGGTCACCGTTGCCCATCAGTTCAATTTTTAGATTGGGTGAGTACGTACTTGACATGGTTTACCTCATTGAAGGTTGTTTATTACTGTCCAGCCTGCATTTTCGGTGGTGTCAACCACTGTCCAGCCTGCGTTTTCGGTGTTGCTGATTAACGCCCAGTTTGCTGTCTGGTCGTCGATGATTTTTATCCAGCCCGCTACCTGTGTATTGTCTGCCATATTGATGTTCTCGGCAATGGCGGCTTGGAACGCGGCTTGGATGGTCGGCACATCCGCAAGGGTGATGTTCTCAGTGATGTCTTGCAGGAAGGTAGCGGTGACAGTCTGGGCATCCGCTACGCCAAAGTTCTCGGTAATATCCAAGAAGAAGACGCTGAAGATAGTGATTAGTTCAGCGAGGGTGATGTTCTCTGTAACGCTGGCTGCGAACTGGGCAGTGAGGGCTTCAACCTCTTCTATCGTTATGGCTTCGGATATTGCCAAGGCAAACTGGGCTGTTGCAGTCGGCGTGTCTTCTAGAGTGATTGGCTCTGTGACCGAGGCAAGGTAGGCAAACTGTGTCGCTGGCGTGTCGTCTATGGTGAACGGCTCAGTGCGGTCATTAAAGACTGCGGTGAAAACCACTTGGCTGTCTGCGATTGTTATGTCTTCTGATTGGGCAACAGCAAACTGGGCTGTAACTGCTTGGCTGTCCGCTAGGGTAATGTTCTCTGCTATGGATTGCAGGAAGGTTGAGGCTTGAGAAGATGCGTCGGCAAGAGAGATTGCTTCCGTCACGCTACCAAAGAAGTTACCGCCTACGTCATTTTCAACTTCGTCAACGGTTATGGGTTCGGTTATAGACTTTAGAAACGCCGATGCTTGTGCGCTGTCGTCTGCTAATGCGATGTCTTCAGAGATAGATAAGGCGAACGCCGTCCCGCCAAGACCAGCAAAGGTAGATTGGGCAAAGGCGGCGTAACCGAACATTTATTTTTATGGCGCAGTGGGCCATGTTATTGTTTGAGGGAAACCCGCCTGAGCGGTGACATCTCTTAATGCTTGGCGATAACTTGCCCACGCGTCTCTTGTAGCCTGTGGCACGTCTGGTAGTTGAGTCCAGTCGGATTGCAATAAAAGATTATCCCGCTGACTACGAATAATTGCGGCTAACTGTTCCGTTGTAGGCTGTGGGGGCGGAATGTATTCTGCAATAGTACCAAAATCGCCAGCCACACAACGAGCAAAAATTTCATGTGAATGCGGATAATCACCCTGTGCTACTGCGGTAAATGGTACTAATTCTTCACGCAAATCGTCAAAATTGACCATGCAATTAATGGCTGTATGTTCAGCATTTGCCCATTGCACACTTGATACATTTGAATAATTCATAATCTTTCTTTATTAACTAATGCGAACCCATAAACCAGACATTCTTTTACCACCACTTGTGTTTCCCGCTTGTGATAAAAGTCTCCATGTTCCAGTATTAACCAAAACTGGTGCTGTGGAAGAAGTGCCTCCATCTGGTGAACCCCAACTTGAAGGAGGAATTAAATAAACACCAGCAGACATTACATATAAACTTGAACCAGCAAGTGTTGTGTCTTGTGCAATAGCACCATCTGTTAATGACCTTCCTAAAACATAACTTCCAATGGCATATAAAGATGTATTTGTAATCGCTCCAGTTTGTCCATTTAAAGATGTAACACCGCCACCTGCTGGAGTAGACGAAACCCAAGTAGTGCCGTTAGAAGTGAGAATGTTTCCGTTTGCTCCGGGGGCTACTGTTGCCAGTGCACTTGTTCCGTTACCCAGCAGTACGTTGTTTGCAGTTAATGTTGCGGCTCCAGTACCGCCGTTAGCAACGGGGAGCGTACCTGTTACGTTTGTTGCCGCGTTTACGAACGTGGTTGATGTAGAGCCTGTACCGCCGTTAGCAACGGGGAGAGTTCCGGTTACGCCAGTAGTTAAAGGTAGACCTGTACAACTAGTCAAAGTACCAGATGAAGG